ATTCTTTACTTACTCCATTTATCATATCATCTTGAATTATAACCTCTTCAAGAAAATCTGGTGTTCTACCTAAATATGCAATTATTTTTTTATCTAATCTACTCATGATGCTATCTTAAATGTTTCAAAAAAGTTTTGAAAACCTGTTGTATCGCCATAGGCATATTGTGCATTAGCTCCACTATTTTGGAAAACTTTCATTTGCAAATAATCAGTACTATTTAATTCTACAAAGCCAGATAAATAAACATCTGTTCCTCTTCCATTACTATTTCCAGCGGCAAGAGTAGCAGTTCTTATTATTACAGCAGTATTTTTATAAAGTAATAAATGATAATCTTTTTCGTCTACAGCATTTGGGGCATAATTTATATGTGCCGCAACATAATATTTTCCAGCAACACCAGGCGTTATTTTATAATTTGTAGTATCAACAATAGAGTTATCACTTGCAAATAATATATTACCATATTCTGCAACTTTAAGTGTACCATTACTTACTGCTGGAGCAGAAGAAAAACCTACTCTTGCATAAGGGGTATTTGCTTCTCCAATTCCTGTAATACTACCACCTAAAGAAACTGAATTACCATTTATAGAAATACTAGAGTTAGTAAGTTTAGAATTTGCAATACTTCCAGCAAGTTTATCGTTTGCTATGCTACCTGCGAGCATATCATTAGTAACTGTACCTGTGCCAGGTGTTTGTGTATTAACTGCTTTCCCTAAATAAGCAATTTCGACAATATCACTTGATACCAATGTTCCACCAAGAGTAATACGAGTAGAAGTCGTTAAAGATAAATTTGTGCTATCTTGTTTGACAGAATTTACCCATACAATCACATCTGCTAAAGAACTTATAGAATGGTCTAAATCTACATAGTTATTTGTAGAAGAAGTTATACGTTGCTTTGCAGTAGTAATAAAACCACTTTGAGGAGGAGTACCAAGATAACTCATGCAACCCCTGTAAGTAATTCTAAACCAACATCAATAAGACCGCTACTACTTGAGCTTTGTACTTGCAACTTATCAGAAGTATTTAATACTATTTTTGGTAGCTCATAACTTGATCCAACAGGTAATGGGTGTTCAAAAGCTTTAAAAAATCCAGCAGAACTACTTGCATCATACCTTTTTATAGAAATCAATAATGAACTAGTACCTTTATTACAAATAGTACCAGCTATAATCATTGATTTACTAGAAGCTGTATACACATCAGTTAATGAGTTATTAGAAATAGTTAAATCTTTGTTGTCAAAATTATTAGCCATTTATCTCCTAACTTCCTAACGCTATCGCAAATGGTATACTATTATCAGTTGCGGCTATCGTCAATGTTTCATTACCACCATCACTGCCCTCAGTGAGAGTTACATTTGATCCAGCAACAAGTTTACCATTTAGGAAACCAGCTGTTGTATCATTAGCAGATACTTTTGTTTTTACATCAGTATCAGCTGTTATAGTCTGCCAGGCAGATCCATCATAATATTTTAGAACATTTGAGCTTGTGTTAAATGCTAGATCTCCAGCATCAAGACTAGAACTAGGATCACTAGAAGCTACTCTATATCTATCTGCAAAACTATTTACTCCAGAAATATTAGAAGCAACAGTTGATATGTTTGAGTTAGCTCCAGCTACTGTACTAATATTAGAATTAGCTCCAGCTACAGTATTTACATTAGATATATTACTAGCTACTGTATTAACATTACTTATAGATCCAGCGACATTACCAATATCAGTTGCATCTCCAGCAACAGCAGTAACATTACTAGCTATTCCAGCCACAGTAGTTACATCAGAACTAACACCAGCAACCGAAGTTACATTAGAAGCTATACCAGCAACAGTTGTTACATTACTTGCAATTCCAGCAACAGTGTTGATGTTTGCCTGGTTACTTGCAGAAACTGTAACTGTATTCCATGCTGATCCTGTATATACTTTCATAGCTCCAGCAGTTGTGTCAAAAAATAAAGCTCCTGTAACAAGAGCATCTCCATCATTATCTGTAGATGGCTCAGAAGATTTTGCTCCTAAATATCTATCATCAAAAGAATCAAAACTATTGGCTGCTGAAGTAGCTGAACTTGCAGCATTTGATGCTTGAGTTGATGCAGTTGATGCAGAACTAGAAGCAGCAGTTGCAGAACTTGCTGCAGCTGTAGCACTTGAGGCTGCATTTGTTGCACTTGTAGTTGCACTAGAAGCATCTACTAATAAATCATATTTTGCTGAATTTGCATTACTTGTAAGAGGTTGTGATCCACTAGAAGTATGAGCAGCATTAACAATAAAAATATTATTTGTTGATGTATCTTTGACTATATCTCTTTCATTATAGGCAGTAGTAGTTGCCCAGTTACCACGATTTGTACCTATTTCTTGTGTAAATTGTAAAGCATTACCAGAAGAATTTACGCTAAGTATTTTATTAGCCGAAAGCTCTGGAAATGTAAGACCAAAAGCTGTTGATGTTGTAGACGCAGCTTTAGGCGATAATTTAATATCTACTTCATTCTGTTGTATTAATGCAACAAGTTTATCTAATTCAGTATTAAGAGTTTCTATAGGAAATGTACCAGAACTAGGAAAATCACTTGTTCTTGATGTAGGTAGATTTCTTAGGATTGTATACTTATCATTTACTGTAGCTCCTCCACCTAAAGTTACATTACCACCTCCAGTAACACCAGCTCCAGTAACAGAATATTGAGCTGCACTACTAGGATTAGAAGCTAAAGTAAGTGTAGTATCTACACCACTAGATGTTTTTATTACTTGTAAGTCAGAATCACTAAAAAATTCAAATGGTACTGCAAATACAGTTTGTCCACCTGTGGCTGTATACTGTATTCTAGCACTTGTATCAGATATTTGTATACTCATCTTAAAACGTTTTTCTCCATACTATCAAATAATGAATCCAGAAACCATACATTTTGAAATGGAACAAGTCTACGCACATTCCTTGCTGTGTGATGGTTGTACTTACCACTACCAGCTGTCCAAACAATATCAGCAATATTTGCAATCTGTGATGCAGTTGGTCCTAATATATCTGGAATAGGATTATTTAGTAAATCTCTATATGTACCATAAGGTTTTTTTGCTCCAAGCAAAGGTCTAAGACCTATTTGATTATTTCCTAATCTTTCTATAGCATTATTAATATCTGAATATATACCACCAAGACCAGATCTATCAAAAGCATCAACAACTTTTTGACCAAATGGTTTTTTAGCATAACTTCTATTAAATGCTTTTTGTCTAAATGCATCTACCATAGCTCCAGCTCCTAATAATAAAAGAACACCACTAAAGAAATTAGCATCTCTTTCTTGTAATCCACGCATTAACATTCTTTGAGTAGAAGCCATACCGAACTTTTTAAATTGTAATAATACACCTCCCATTTCTGTATTTGCCCATAATGGTACATCTCCTTTTGATGGTGTAACAATATCTATATTTACCTGTTTACCTATTGCTGAGTGATAAACATCAGCAGCTTCTTTATCTACCCAAGATTCTGAGTTAGCTACTCTTATTTCTTTGTAATCATCTCCATTTACTTTGTGAGATGTTTTGCCATTTTTACCAACACCATATTTTATATATTGGTCATATATTCTTTTAGCCATATCATCTTCAATACCTAAACTTGCCATTCTAGCTTTATTTACTTTAGTTACTTTTTGACCTTTTGATATTTGTTCTGCTATTTCTATAAGTCTTGTACCATTAAACATAGAAGCAATACTTTTAACTGATGCGTTCCAGGGATTGCTTAAATTTAAAAATGTAAAATATAAATTACCTACTGTACTAGCAGCTCTTTCAAATTTATTAAATACACCAAAAGCATCATCAATATCATACATAGAAAAAGCTCTTGAGCTATTCCACATATCTAATGCTTCTCCTCCAAGCTGTGCTGAATTTTTAGACATCTTTGCCATTTCTTTTGCATAACCACTTGTCATTACTTCCCAAGATAATCTAAATGTTTTTCCAACACCATTTACCATTATTAATCTTGCAGTATCTACTACTTGAGCAATACCTGTAAGCATAGTCATTGAGTTATATAATTTACCTATTCTTATACCTCTACTAAATGCTCTATTAGGATCATCAGCTAATCCATATGTACCTCTAATTAAATGTATTGATGCATCTAAATCTTTTAGTATTTCTTCTTTTTGTTTTAATAATTTATTTTTTTGTACAACAGAAGTTGTTGCTTCTATCATTTCATCATATTCTTTTGCTATTTGTAAAATACCTTGTTTAAATGTACCATCTGGTGTCCATTTAGTTCCATAACCCATTGGATCTCCAAATATTTTTGTTATTTCAATATCTGGT